CCAAAATATTCGCACGTGATGACGTCGCCGTCGACGAGCGGCGCGGCCTGGAGGACGCGAGTGCTTCCAGCAGCGGCGCTCAGCGGCGTCACGTCGATCGTGGCGCGAGCTTTCTTCACTTTCACATTCTTGGCGACGAAGTCGACCGAGTTGAAAGTGAACGTCGTCCCCTGCGAGTCGGCAATCGTTGTTGGGGTCGTTGGCACGGCTACTCCTCCCAGCGAATTTGGTAGGTTTGCTCGACGCTATATGTCGGCTTGTCCTGGCCGTCGAAAAACACAGGGTCGCCGTCTCGCTCGTCAATCAGCAGGCTGGAGCGGATTGTCACGCCGTACGCCGTGCCGGTGAAGTTGTGCAGGCCCTGCCGCACCTGGTCCGCCAGCGTCTTGGCGGCGTAGTACGTGGCGGCGTAAATCTCGATTTGGAACTGGGCCGACGGGTTGAACACCACCGGCACGCCGGCCATGTTGGTGCCACGGTCGGTGCTCGTCCGCCCGTACACCACGTAGGGCAGGGCGGCCGACTCGGTGGCGATCAGGGGCCACGCCTGGCAGCTGCCGGCGGCCTCGATAGCGTTCTTTGCCCACTGCTCGGGGAATGGCATTACTTGGCGTACTCCGCTGCCGTTTTTTCCAAGGCCGTCGCCAGTTCAGTGACCATGGCGCCGAGCACTTGAGATTTCGTTGAGTCGAGTGTCCGCTGGGCCATTCTCTTGGCTGGCATAACACCGCACCCAGCGCCGTTTTTCTTAAAGCGTGCCTTCGTGCCGCGCTCGACAATGATGGCGTGATGCCCAGATCCCTCGATTACGAACTGGCCGCGGCGCTTACGCAGCGTGCCCATCGTGTAGCCGGCCACAAAACAGATCGCGCCCGCGCTGCCGTGGTCATATAAGCGGCTTTTTGTCTTGATGCTCCGCATCAAGCTGCCGGTGTGATATGGCGTATTCGCCCGCAGCGCCGGCTCAAACGGCTTCGTGGCCTTGCGGATCGCCGAGCTCATTCGCTTTTTTGCGATGTCCTTAGGAAGCGCCAAAAACGACTTGATCAGGTCCTGGACCTGTTTCTGCATCTGTGATTCGTTGGCTTCGACGTTGATCATGTCGCTTTCTCGTCGCAGTTCAGCTCGTGCTCTTCCCGGTTGTTGTGCTCGACGACCGACGCGATGTAGAGAATCCGGTTGGACCTCGAGGCCCACCGGATCCGCATCTTGCCCGTCAGGCCCGGCACGTACCGGCAGCGGACCGCAAACGTGCCGATTCCGCCGACCTGCTTGCGGCGTTCCTGCTCGCTGTAGCTGATGAACTCCACGCTGGCCCGGCGGTTGGCAAACGTCGCCCAGGTCGACACCGACTCGCCCAGGGCGTTCCGGTCGGTCGACTCCTGCTCGATGACGATCGTCTCTCTGAGGATCCCGGCGGGCAGTGCCATCACCACCTCCCGCTGACGGACTCGGACGCCAGCAGCGTCTCAAACGCCATGGGCAGATCGACCGGCTGGGCGCCGCTCGTCACCACCGCCTCTCGGTTCGTGTACAGGTGGCCCACGTACAGCAGGATTGCGCTCTTAAGCTGGGGCGGAACCTCGAGCGGCGAGGCCGGTCCAGCCCAGTACGTCACCGTAAGCGTGCCACGGGCCGGCACGTAGGGCATGTTGATAAACCGCACGATGCCGGGCGTGCTGTCGTCGTCCACGTAGTATTGCGTGGCGCTCACCGCAGTGTGGATCGCCGGGCTTGTGCTCAGGTCGTCCACGGCCACCGTCAGCGGGTGGCTGGCGTCGATCAGCGTCTTTGACACCGGCAGCGTCACGTAGGGCTCGGTAATGCCCAGGGCGGCCCGGTACTGCGTCGACTGGATGGTGAGCGTCGGCATGAACGACGCCGCCAGCCGCCAATCGATCGGCGGCTCTTCGTTGTCGTAGACCGCCCGCACCTGCTTGGGGACCAGGGCGATGCCGAGCCGCCGCTCGATCAGAGCGCGGCCCGTGGCAATCAGCCCAACCATAAAAGCGTCGTCGTCGGTCTGCTCGGGCAGCAGACGCAGCTGGCTCTTGGCGTCGGTCAGCGTGACCGGCTCGACGCCGCTGATGCCCAAGATTTTGGAGGACCGCAGCCGCATAGGTCGCTCCTCACTTCTTTACGGCTGCGGTTCTCTTCTCGGGCTGGACGACGGCACGCTCGACAACCGGCTCGGACGCATCGACGGCCACGCCGTGCTCGAGGAGCGACGCGGCGAACGACATCGACGCCTCAATTACGTCCCCGGCAACGTGGCCGGCGTGATCCTTGGTGAATCGCATCATGGGCATGGTGTGTCTCCAGAAACCCACCGGCCCCCTGAGCGGCGATCCACCCAGGGGGCCATAGCGGGTTGGCTTATCGGGCTCAGGTGCCCTTGACGATCATCGAGGCGTACTCGGGGGCGTGATTGCTCACACCGATACGCTGCACGCCGACGAACAGCGTGGCGTTCTGCCGGATCAGCAGCTCGCGGGCCGCGCTGATCTGCAGGCCGCTCGGCTTGATCGCCACGGCCGAGGTGAACTGGAAGTCACCGTAGACCGCGAGGACGTTGCTGGGCAGGCCCTTGACCTTGAACACCGGCGTGCCCCAGATCGTGGGGACCGGGGTCGTGCCGCCGAACACCATGGTGCCGATCTGGCCGGCAGCCACGTTGAACAGGTCGGCCCAGCCGGTGGCCGAGACCAGCCAGCACGTGTTGCTGACGAACGGGTCGACCGCACCGATGGCAGACGCGAGATTCGCAGCGGTCGTCCTGGAGTTGGCCGCCACGGTGAACGTGCTGTCGGAAGAGATGCCGGCACACAGGCCGCCGATGGACACCGACGAGTCGCCCGAGAGCCAGGTCTTGTCAATCGCCTTGGCGTAGGCCAGGCCGAACCGCTCGGACACGAGGGCCGCCACGTCGATCGGCGAGTCGTCAAGCAGGCTGTTGGAGACCGGCACCGAGACACGCATCTCGAGCACGTTCACCGTCACGCCCGAGGTGCTGATCGTCTGGTCGGTGCTCGCGCTGCCTTCGGCGACGAACGACGCTTGGGCGTCCCCAACCTTCGGCAGCGTGATCCGGTTCGTGACAGCCGGGAACACGCTGGCCACCTGCATGGCGACCGACTGGTACTTGATCCGGTTGATCACCGAGCCGTAGAGCTCGATCGGCACGTACTCGGCACCGGCGAGCGTGTAGCCGCCGCTGGAGATGCTGCCGACCGTCTCGCCGAGGCCCGAGCTCGCCCGGTACTGGCGGCCGTCACGCAGGCCCCGGAGATACATGCCGGCGGTCTCGGCGGCTTCCTGCGAGTCGAAGTCCTGCAGGCTCTTCACGCCGAGGTGCGGCTTCTTGGCCGAACGCTCGACGGCCGAGCGGGGCTCGCTGTCGGCGGTGATCTTCTGGCGAGCGGACGCCAGCCGGGCCTCGATCGCGTTCTCACGGTCGATCACGTTGGCGAGCTCGTCGGCCCGCTTCATGTGGCGGTCGAGCGCCTCCTGGGCGGCGCCGTCCTTGTCGTCGTTCGGATCGACGGCACGGAGGGCTTCGATCTGCGGGATCAGAGTGGCGATTTCGTCCTGGGCCAGGCGGAGCTTGTTCATGATTTTCTCGCGGGGTGGTTCGTAGGGTCGAAGATCGACGGACGCACTTTCTCGAACTACGCGATGCCGGTGAACTCGGTTGCTCTACGGTAGATTTTTCTCTGGCACTGGCTCTTGCACCGGGGCCATGGCGACGTATGCGTACGCCACCGCAGCAGCAGCTCGAGGTGGCTCCTGATCGATGGCCGCCGGATCAGCGGACCAGCTCGTCAACAGCGACAGCAGATACGCCCACATGCGTCACCAGCCTTTCCCGTGGTCAAGGACTCGGTTGCCGTCTCGGTCGTACGCCTGGGCGTGGTAGGCCATGTTGGGCGCGGGCGGTGCCGGCTCGGCGCACCACAGCACCCACAGGCCGACCTTCGCCAGCCGCTTGACGAACCGCAGGACCGGCCGATCCTGCTGCGGCTTCACCGGGCTGTAGTCGCTTGTGGCGGCGCACCACGTGACGGCCACGCAGACGAGCGCGGTGATTGCGATCTTCTTGATGTCGTCCTTGCTCATCGGTCGTCGCTCCAGATTGAATAGGCAAAGAGAACCACGCAGGCGCCGACCACGGAGCCAACGAACCCGGCCGGGTGGCCGCCAAACGGTAGACCACCGACGAACGATCCAACGACGCCCAGGGCGATCGTGGGCAGCCAGCCGGCCGGGCACTTGCCCGGCATCAGCCACTTGGCAACGCCGCCAGCCATCGCACCGAACGCCAGAAAAAACAACACGTTCACTTGGCCACCTCCATCCAGTTGCCGTTGTGCAGATCTCGATACTTGAAGCCGCCGACAGAGCCGATGGCGAAGCTGTCGCCCTGGGCGATGATGCTGATGGCGTCGGCCTTGGAGATCCAGAACGAGCCGTCGGGCTGATCTGGCGGCCACTTAGGGCCAGAGCAGAAGTTGCCCCAGCTGTTGAGGATCAGGATTCCGTCGCGGCCGCCGCTGTTCTTTGCGTGCCTGCAACTGATCGCAACCATGCAGTGATTCCACGTCCCACCTCTTGGCAGGAAACCGTCCTTGTCTCGGACGTTCGTGGCGGCGAACCCAACGTTTGAGCAGATCGGCACCGGGTAGCCCGACTCGATGCTGGCCACCAGCGAGTCGTAGTCATTGATCAGGGCCACGGCCGTCGCGGTGTGCTCGTGGGCTAGGCGGGCGAGCTCGAGGGGCACGCCGCTGTTTCCCCACTCGCGCGACAGCGGGATGGAATACTGGGATAGGTCATGCTGCCCGTATCGCTCACGGTACAGGATGCCGCCGACGGCTGGATCTTTGCACTTGCCGGAGACCCAGCGGGCAGCGGCGCCGCCATACGAGCCGTCGGAATAGCCGGCAAACGTCACCGGCGGGAGCCGTCCTGCGGTGCGGGAGCCGCCATAGATCGGTTCGGTGGCGACCATCTTGGGCGGTGCCGGCAGCTCGCCGGCGGCCCATGCCACGCTTTGGCCAATCCACGAGCCCATGGCCCAGCCAAACGAGACGCACGTGCCGGCGTTGCCTTGGTTCCACGGCGCGAACGGCTTGCCGTAGACGGCCCGGCTGGCCTTGTCAGCGGCACGATACAGAAACGTGTCGACGCCCTTGGCCTTGGCGACTGCGTCGGCTCCGGCCTGGCGGAAGTTTGGCTTGTCGAGCTCGGACAGGAACTCGCGGGTGCCGGCCGGGTCTGGCGTGTAGCCGTAGTTCGTGTTGCCCGTGATCGCACGCTCGGCGTGGAACAGCGCCCGCGTGGCCATCCACGCGGCCACTGCCACAAGGATGCCACCGATGATGGCACGCCACGACAGCGGGTCGTAAACAAGCAGATCGCCATTTTCATCGCGCGGCATCGTTTGCGGCCCTCCCGACGTCACGGAATGCGGAGACCCATGCGGACTTCTGCTCGGGCGTCAGCGGGCCACCGGACGTGCCGGCGAACTGATCTAGGTACGCCTTCACGGCATCACGGGCGTACGGCTGCCGCGCGCCCAGCGACACGCCGCGGAGCCGAGCCTCGCGGGCCGCCAGACGCAGGTCCTCGATGGCGGCGCCGGTCTTGATACGCGGTTCGGTCTGTGCCCAGTCGTAGTCGAGGACGTTGGCGAGCTCGTCGCACAGCGCCCCGAGCGTGGCGGCGTCCTGGCTGGCCGTCGGGCCGATGAACTTTCCCTTGAGCGAGAACCCGTCCGGGGCCGGCGGCACCGGGGCAGGGGGCTGGGCGTCCATCTGCGGGGCAAACATCGCGGCGGCCGCCACAAGCAGCACGACGCCCGCGGCGGTCTTGGCGTCGACCGCCGGCAGCTTGGCGTTAGCCCACAGGGCCGACAGCTTGTCGGCGATCTGCTGACCGGCGATCAGGTAGACGGCGGCGAGGACTAGGGCGGCAGAGATCATGACGAGCTCCTTGTGATCTTGAGCAGGGCCTCGGTGGCGCCGGCGGCGATAGAAACGATCAGGACACGGGTGCCCGGCCGCAGGATGATCCACGCCGGGTAGACGGCCAGCGGCACGCACCGGTCTGCAAACGTGTCAAACAGCGTGCCCACGGCCGTCAGCACGATCGCCTTTTTCTCTGGACCTGTGAGCGTCGAGATCGTGTCGAGCCCTGTAACCAGAAGGTGCAGCAGCTGCATGAGCATCTGGCCAAACTCGGACCAGCTGACGCCGTCCTTGCACTGCTCGCGGGCAGTTGCCAGAAACACAGAGACCTGTGCGGCCAGCGTGGTGACGTTGTCCGCTCCTGTCATCGTTTGCGGCTCCAGATCTCGGTGGCGGGCACAAGTCGCTTGCGGCGAGCGTGGCAGCAGGTGCATTCCAGACGCTGGACCTGGTCGGCGCCGTTGCGGCGCGACGTGATCACACGGCAGCGCTGGCCACACTCGCGGCACGCTCTACTTGATTCGTGGGGCATTCGCTTTGAGCCTCGCGGCAAGCAGCCGGGCTCCGGCCGCCGTCAGGGCGTAGGACCAGCTGCGTCGACGCTTGTCGGCCTCCTCGTCGGCGGCACGCTCGGCGATGTGCTTCTGCTCGGCGTCGGTCAGGTGCTCGGCCCGCCACGCCTCGAGCGACCGCAGAGCGGCCGTTGAGCTCGGGTACGCCGGACGGCTAACGACGCTGATGTCGTACAGGTTGTCGACCTTCGTGACCGTGCGGGTGGCCGGGCCGTCGGCCGGCTGGTCCCAGCGCTCGCCGCCAGGGGCCACGGAAAATGCGAAACTTGCCCCCGTCAGATCGGAACGACGGAGCAGAGTTACGACGTCCCGGCCCATCTGCGTGTCGGGCGGCGTGATCGCATACGCCAGACCCTTGTCGGTGCGGTTCATTTCCAGCGTGCCGGACGTCGAGCGGCCGAGCACCTGGTTCTCGTCGTGGTTGAACAGCGCCAGCACGTCGAGCCCGCCGCGTGGGTCGTTGCGGTGACGGCCGATCAGGTGGTCAAACGCTTCCGGGGCAAACACCTCGCGGAAGCCGCCCAGGTCGACGGACATCGAATTGAACGGCGGGCTGATGCCCTTGATGATCGGCTGGGCGGCCGACCGCTCCTCGAGCTCGATGGGCTCGACGGCGGCGGCCACGTAGCGTCGTTCAATCTCAAGTGCCATTGATTGCGTCCTCCTCTGCGGCCAGCGACGAGTCGCCGACGACTGACGAGTCGTCTTGCTCTTCCATCCCCATCGACGAATCCATGGCGGATGAGTCGTCGCCGGCGGCAGGCTGCGTGCCGCCCAGGTCGAACTCGTCCGGGTTGACCGGCTGCCCAGCCTTGGCCATGGCACCGTTGACGATGGCGATGGCAGCGGCCTCGTCGAGGCCGATGGACGCAGCGCACGCCAAGATCAGGGCGATAGCGCCGTCTCGGTCGATGGCACCGGCAACCAGGCGGTCGACGACCGCCAGCACGCCTTCCATTTCCTTGGCGCTGTCGACGCCGCTGGACACCGTGTCGGCCACCATGCTGAGCGGCGCGAATCCTTGCTGCATGTACGTCTTGTCGGCGGCCTCGGAATCCAAGAGCGACAGGTCTTCAAGGTCCCGGATCTCGTTGGGCGTGAGGGCGCCAGTGTTGAACAGGAACTGGTGCAGGGCCACGCGGGCCTGCGTGTCGCCACGCAAGAGCGAGCGGCTGTCCAGCCGGGCATAGACGCGGTCGCCGCCGGTCGAGTACGTCCGCAGGATGCTGCGGTCGATCGCGCCCTCGTATCGCTTCTGCCACGGCAGCAGGCCGAACACGTGGGCCGTCACGAACTCCTGCTCGACGTTGGAAAACTTGGCCATCTCGCTGTCGCCGAGCAACGTCGTGGGTATGCCGTAGATTCGCGCGTGCTCAGGCAAGAGACTCTTGCGGAGCTCCATGTACTGCGAGCTCTCGTTTGAGTTGCCGCTGATCGGCACGAACTGGACCTTCTTGGGCAGAATGGCCACGCTGCCGCGTTTGCGTGAGCCGCCGTAGGTCTCCTGCCACTGGGAACGCATGACGTTCTGCGCTTCCGGCGGAATCGTCTCCTCAGTCGTCAGTACGCCGTCGGGCCGCGCCGAGTTGTCCCAGAACGAGCTCGCGGCCACGTCCAGCTTGCGGGCCAGGGCGACGCTCGTGCCGCAGAGCTCGGCCGGCACGTGCCCAACGAACCCGTTGTCCGATAACCACCGGTAGTGCACGATCTCGGCCTGCTGGAACTCGCGGAACACGCCGTCCGGGAACAAGTATCGATATGTCAGGCTGTTGTCGCTGCCACGCATCACCTGCATCCGTGACGGGTGCAGCGGCTCAAGCGACGAGCAAAATCCCTTCGGGCCGGACACGATGCGGTCGTATGCGTTGCCGTGCAACGCCAGGTGGTACATCGTCGTCTCGATCTTGTCGTACTGGCTCTGCCACGTGTTTGGGAACCACGTGAGCACGTCATAGCAAGGGATGTCCGTGGCGTGTTCTTTAGGCATCCCCGGCCGGCGGCGCATGATTTCCATGGCCATGCACGCGATCGACTGCGAGATAAACCGGACGCAGGCCAGGATGCAATTCACCCGGACGGCGACCTCGGCCGTGACCTGATCGGGCGGCAGAAACGTGCCCCACGGCATGTTGTCCGAGAGCGCCCGAACTTCCCACGGTTCCTGCGGCTTGCGGCGTGGCGCCCGCGGCTTCGTCGTTTTCACATCGGAACGATTTGCCATGCGTCTGGGCTCGTCTCGGGTTCGGCCGTGCTTGCGATGGCCAGCCCGCAGACGGCTGCCACGATCCCGTCGGTCTTTTCCTTGCTGCGCCCTTTGTCGGGCTTCATGTTCCCGGCATGGTCCACGTACAGGCAGACGTTCCCTGCCATCCATTGCAGGACGGGCGACGGGCACCGGAACTTCTTCTCGTGGATCAGTCCCTCGAGCAGCTTGGACGGTGCCGTCATCCGGCCGACGTTCTGGCCCACAGCAGACACCTCAATGCCGTGCCGGTGAAGTTGCGTTGCCACGCTGCCAAGGTTCCACGGGTCGGCTCCGACGCCCCGCACTTTGTGCGTCTGCGAGTACGCGATGATGTCGGCGGCAACCTGGTCGTGATCCAGCCGGACGCCCGGCGTGGTCCTGATCCAGCCATCGTCGATCCACTGACGCAGCGGCACGCGGGCCTCGCGCTCGCGGTCGGCCACGTTGTCGGATGGCATCCAAAACATCGCGTCGGCGTCGTACCCGCCCTGGCCGTCGGGGAACAGCGCCACGGCCGCCGTCAGGTCGAGGTGGTCGGCCAGGTCGAGGCCGATGAAACACGCCCGGCCGTCGAGCGGCTCGGGCGGCGGCGTCACGCAGTGAGCGTAGAGCTCGGGCGTAAACCACCGGTTATCGGGCGTCGTCCAGACGTTGAGCGAGTAACGTAGCCAGCGGGATCTCTTGACAGGATTGGTCAAGGAATCCTGCCAGTCGGCACGGAACTCTTCCTCTGGGAACGTAATGCCCATCGACGGGTTCGCTTTGCGCCAGACGGCCGGGTCGTCGAAGTTGTCGCCCGGCGCGGCCGCGAAGATCAGCCCGAAAAACGTCGGGTTTGCCGCCGGGTTCTTCATCACGAGCTCGGCGTCCTGCCACCACTGGTAGCCGGGGCCTTTGCGGTCGTCGCCGGCCGTCGAGATCGCCAACACCAGGCCGTTGGGCGTGGCCCTGGTTGCGTAGGTCAACGCCGAGACCAGCTCGTCGGTTTTGTGGGCGTGGATCTCGTCGATGATCACCGAGCCGTTCAGACCTTCGTTTCGCCATGCGTCGGCCGACAAACACCGCAGGATGTTTCCGTGCTTGCGGTTCCTGATGATCGACTTTGAGTCGACGACCTCGAGCACCTTCGACAGTGGCGAGGATTCAACGGATCGTTTCAGCATCCGGTAGAGAATTCGGGCCTGTTCGCGGTCGACGGCCGCCGGGTAGACGTCAGCATGTGGAAGGTGGGACGTCAGCAGATACTGTGCGAGCTGCGACATCAGAAACGTCTTTGCGTTCTTCTTCGGAACGAACACAGCGCCGCGTCGATAGCGGAGCCGGCCGTCCGGTCGCTTCCACCCAAACAATGGGGCGATCACGCGGTCGCGGTGCCAGGGGATGATCGTGACCGGCTCCGGGTCGCCACCGTCCTGGCTGGGAATGCGGCACAGACTCTCGATGAACTCGGCGGGCTTGCCCGCGGCCGTGGCGTCCCACGTATAGCCCGGCACGTATTCCGGCCGGTCGGAGCCCGGTTCAGCCGCAGAAGGCTCGGAGCGCGGCCTCTTCGGCGTCTTCTTCGCCATGCTCTGTGGCCTCCGGCGGGAATCGGGTCTCGGCCGCCGGCGT